TACCAGGGCTTTCAAAGGTATGTCCGATGAAGCCGTTGAAGCTGCTAAGAAGGAAAGTTCTAATCTTGCTGAATACGCTTCTCAACAGATTAAGATCGCAGCAGCGACTCGTACGGTTTCAGGGACTGCTGCTCGCCGTATTGCTGATGGAGTTAAGGTAAGCAAGACTTCAAAGATCGGTGAGTTCAGTTACGGTTTTGCCCGTCAGAAGTTCAGCGGTGGCGGTTCAACTCTTGACCTACTTTACGGTATGGAGTTTGGATCCAATAGATTTAAGCAGTTCCCAAAGCGTACGCCTAACAAGGGCAGAGGTAACTCTGGTTACTTCATCTACCCAACTTTGCGACAGATCCAACCGGATTTAGTTCGTAAGTGGGAGGAAGCATTTAGTCAGATTTTGAAGGAGTGGGATTAATGGCAGGTAATAGAACCCTTAAACTCTCGATTCTTGCTGATGTCGATGATCTTAATAAGAAGTTAAAGGCTGCCAATGGCGATGTTCAAAACTCAGCCACACAGTTAGAAAAGTTTGGCAAGGTTGCAGGTGCCGCGTTTTTAGCAGCTGCTGCTGCTGCCGGTGCTTATGCCGTAAAGATCGGCGTTGATGGCGTTAAGGCTGCACTAGCCGATGAACAAAGCCAGGTTAAATTAGCCTCAGCATTAACTAATGCAACGGGTGCAACTAAAGCCCAGATTGCAGCAACTGAGGACTCGATCGATAAGATGGCACGCGCTTCAGGCGTTGCCGATGACCAATTACGTCCAGCACTTGCTCGTTTGGCATTATCGACAAACTCAACTAGCAAGGCTCAGGAATTACTATCACTTGCTCTCGACATTTCAACTCAGACAGGCAAACCACTCGAAGGCGTAGCAAATGCTTTGGGTAAGGCTTATGACGGTAATACCGCAGCTCTTGGCAAGTTAGGCGTTGGCTTATCTAGCGCTGAATTAAGGGCAATGACCTTTACTGATGTCCAACGTAAACTCAGCGATCTCTTTGGTGGCGCAGCTGCTAAGAATGCAGAGACTTATCAGGGTCGCATGGATCGCCTAAAGGTTGCCTTCGACGAATCAGTTGAAGCAATCGGATACCGTTTATTGCCTATCCTTCAATCTTTGATCGACATCATTCTCAACAAAATCGTTCCAGGCTTTGAGAAGTTTGCAAAACTCTTTGATCCAATCAAGGCTGCTATCGATCGCAATAAGGAATCTTTCCAAGCACTTGGTTCATTTATCGTGGATTACATCGTCCCAGTATTTACGGTTGCTTTGGGCGGTGCTATTTCATTCGTTGCCAAGATTGCTGCTGGTGTCGTGGACATCGTAGGCGGAGTAATTAATGTTATTCGTACTTTGGTATCTGGCGCGATCGATGGAATCAATGCGCTAATCAAGGCATACAACGCAATCCCAATCTTGCCTAACATTCCAACAATCTCCAAGCCTTCATTTACAACTCCAACAGTTTCAGCGCCAAAGGTAAGCACTCCAACCTACACAGCGCCAACAATCTCAGCCCCAAGTGGTGCAGGTTCTACTGGTACAACATCCGGTACAAGTGCAGTAGCCAAGGCTGCGTCTACTGCTGTTGTTGCTGGTAGCGCATTGGGTACATTTAACCCAGGATCGTTTAGAGCAGCTGAGGAACGTACATCAGGCGACACATACAACATCACAGTTACAGGAGCCTTTGACAAGGAAGGTGTAGCCCGTCAGATTGTTGAGATTCTCAATGATTCAACTGCTCGCGGTGGTGGTGGTGGAGTAGGAGCGTTCCAGGTAGCATGACGCAATGGAATCCTGAATGGGCTGTATCGATTAATGGCGCGGGTGATGTCACTAATCTGACACTTGCCAACCTAACTATTACATCAGGGCGTACTGACATTTACTCTCAGCCATACGCAGGTTATTGTAATGTTGAAATTATTAACCTTGACCAGTCTCCAATCGAGATGGACATCAATGACCAGGTGTCGATTAAGGTTAAAGATTCAACTGGCACTTATGTAAACATCTTTGGTGGCTTTGTCTCTGACATCGATGTAACGGTCTCTGACGCAGGCACTAACGGCATTTCAGAGCGCATCCGAGTAATTGCCTTGGGTGCCTTATCAAAACTGCCTAAGAGCCTCACAGAGGGTGTTTTAAGCAAGGCTTTTGATGGTACTCAGATTTACACAATCCTTTCAGACTTATTGCTTAATAACTGGAATGAAGTGCCAGCAGCTGAAACTTGGGCTGCTTATGATCCGACGACAACTTGGGCTAATGCTGAAAATGTTGGACTTGGTGAGATCGATCGTCCAGGCGATTATGAATTGACTTCCAGATCATCAGACTTAACTAATGTTTATTCTCTGGTTTCGTCTTTGGCTACCTCTGGTTTTGGTTACATTTATGAGGATGCATCTGGCAGAATCGGGTATGCCGATAGTACTCACAGAGCCGATTATCTAAGCACAAACGGTTACACAGAGTTATCTGCTAATACTGCTTTGGCTCGCGGTATCCGCACTCAAAAGCGTTCAGGCGATGTCCGAAACGATGTCACTATCGTCTACAAGGCTAATGCAACTGCTAACGCTGTAGATACTCAATCTCAATCTATTTATGGACCACAGCAATACCAGATCCAGACTTCCCTTGAAAACTCAATCGATGCCGTAGAACAGGCAGATTTTTATTTAGGATTAAGAGCCTTCCCACAGCCTCAGTTCAAAGAAATCACTTTCCCTTTGGCTAATGGCGAGTTAGATGATACAGATCGCGATGCTTTGCTCAACGTATTTATGGGCTTGCCTTTGGACATTACTGATTTACCGGCAAACATCACTAATGCTCGATTCCAGGGTTTTGTCGAGGGCTGGACTTTCCAGGCTGGTTACAATCAATTAAACCTAACCCTGACTCTTAGCCCTACGGCATACTCGATTATTACTACTCGCTGGGATCGCGTAAACGCAGCTGAGACTTGGAACACTTTAAGCCCGACCCTACAATGGATTGACGCTACAATAGTAGCCTGATAAAGGAGAAACATGGCAAGTACTACCAACTTCAACTGGAGCACTCCAGACGATACAAGTCTCGTTAAGGATGGCGCAGCTGCTATTCGCACACTTGGGCAATCTATCGATACTTCGATGGCTGAGTTAAAGGGTGGAACAACTGGTCAGGTACTTAGTAAGACTTCCAATACTGACATGGACTTTACTTGGGTTGCCCAAGATGACTCAAACGCTATCCAGAATGCAATCGTTGATGCCAAGGGTGATCTAATTGCAGCTACTGCAAACGACACACCTGCGCGATTAGCAGTAGGCGCAAACAATCTTTTTCTTCGCGCCAATTCATCAGCAGCAACAGGTCTTGAATGGGCTGGCACATACACCGCCTACACACCCACATTTACTAATTTCACTTTAGGAAATGGAACTGCAGTCGGGCGATACATGCAAATTGGAAAAACGGTTTTTGTCGAAATTAAAGTAACTTTAGGATCGACTTCTTCCATGGGTTCAGACCCTTACGTTTTCTTACCTGTCAATTGCAACGTTGTTTATGGTATGCAAGCCAGCGCAGTCATTCAAGATTATGGAACAGTTGAATACGTATGCGGTGCGGCTAATCCATACGCTGATTCGCTTAGACTCTTTTTGGTCGGTGCTGGTGGAACATACGCAAATTACGGAATCGTAAATGCAACATCTCCAATGACTTGGACAACAAATGACAATTTCACAATTCGAGCAACATACGAGGCGGCATAAAATGACATTTTTATTCAATCCTATTTTTCCCGACGCAACAAATGAGCAAAAGTGGGAACAAATAAAGTTGTGGCGTAATGCTGAATTGTCACGCACTGACTGGACACAAATTGCAGATTCACCAGCCGATAAAGCAGCGTGGGCAACTTATCGTCAAGCATTGCGCGATCTACCTGCACAGGGCGGAATCGCAGATGAAGCAGAGTTTCCAGTTGCTCCATGAAAACAAGATTAAGTAAGTCTCTAGTTCAGTTAAGAGA